AATAATAATTCTACAAATGTTACATCAAGTAGTTTTGCAGAACCAGATGGTATGTTTAGAAGAAATTCTCAATTCGCATTATAAAAAAAAAGAGGGGTTTCCCCCTCTTTCTAGTAAAGTGTTTTGTAACTACCCAGCAAGTTTTGCAAAGTAATCCATAGTATCATCTTCTTCTTCCTTTTGTGGAATAGAAGCAGATTCTACTGGAGCAGTATCAACTACTGGACTAGCAGTTGGTCTGTCCTCAAGTTCTTCTGCAACATTACCTACTGTAACACTACCACTTAGAACTGCATCAAGACGAGTCTTGAGTTCTTCATAAGACTTGAAGTTTGAAGCCGCAGTAAACTCACCTAGAGGATATTGTGTCTTCCACACTTCTTCAATCTTTTCATCATTATCAAAAATAGCAGATGATGTGTCAAAGTCTGAACTGTCGTAGTTCCAGTAACCAGCAACCTTACGAATCTTTAACTTAAAGTTTGCACCTTCCCAAAAATCAAATGGGTTGATTGCCTTCTCGTCTTCAAATTCTGGTTGCATTGCAGCCATTAACTTATCAAAGATTTTCTTCCCATAACGGAACAAGAATACTTTACCTTCATTCTCTGGGTGTTTAGAATCTGACACCACATAGATATTAGAGAAGTATTGTAACTTTCTTTTCTGTTTACGAGCGATTTCTTTGTCTGACTCAATTCCAGTATTCCAGTATGCACTATTCATTTCTGAAACTGGGTCATTCTTACCAAGAGTTGTCAATGAGTTTTCAATATACCATTGTCCAGTCGGGCCTTGAAATGCATGATTCCAAACCTTTGCCCATGGCATATCCTCGCCTTCTACTGCTGGTAGAAAACGAATAACTGCATAACCATTACCAGACTTATCTACTTCTGGTTTCCACAATCTTTCATCTTTATAAGACTTCTTCTCTTGGGGTGCGTTTTCTTTCTTTACTTCGCCAAGTAACTTGTCAAGAGAATTGCTTCTCTTTAGATTTTCTAACGACATATATATCTCCTTATCGTATGCTATTGTATAGTTCTTCGTATGTTAATTCTGTTCCAACCTTATAAAATTTTACATTGGGAAATTCCCTTTGTATCATTTTAAATTGGTTATCCCAGTTAGTCGTGTTAAACCCACGACTGTCAGTAGCAAGATAATTCTTACTACCCTTGTATATGTTATTTAGTGGTTCTGAATAGTTACTTCCATCAAAACCTAACATATACACTTCCTCTGCACCACTCTGACAAGCCAGATATAATGCAGTATTCCCTGCTGACCACCCTCTAGGATAGTCGATATTTTCTACCATATCTTCTTCTGCAACCCATGTTATATATAATCCAATATCTTTTTCTAGTTTCTTTCTTAAATCATCTTTATCTAACTGTGGATTGAAAGTTAAAATTTCAGACAACACTCTTTGAACTGAATCTATTGTAGTACCTTGAACAATACAGTTAGTTCTTTTCATCTGTTCTGTTTCATATATTGGGTTATTATCTCTGACACTTATACTTTTAAGCACACTTGGGTTAAAGTCTGGTAAAATATCCCAATCAGAAAACCAACATTTATTCGTAAGAGCATACTCTGATTCATATATCTCTTGTTGTATATTATAGTCTATAGAAACGAGATTGTCAACCCTAAAGTCACGATAAATTGCGTTACAGCCCCAAGAGATTATGTCACCTCCTATAGATGTTCTTGGTCTGGACTCTCCATTTCCATAGACTAAATGCTTCACTTGGACATTCTTCTTCTGATAGTTCCATCTTCAACACTTCCACCATTCTTTACTTCAATAGAGTTAGTACCATCTGTACCATCAGACTTGACTACATAATCTGCATTGTGATTATCTACCCATCTTTCTTTCTTTACGAAATCTAGCTTGTAAGTATCTCTATCAGATAGATTTGCAAGTACATTAAATGCAAGACTTACTCTTGGGTCTGTAGTTTTGTTCTGACCAAAACCATGAAACAAATAACTGTTAAACATAATCAACGAACCTTTAGTACAAGGCATTGCAATTCTATTTGTAAAGTTAGGATTTGCTTTGTGATAATGTTTTCTTAGTGATATAAATGGGTCTGCATTATAAGCCACCTTTTCAAATAACAATGGTGGGTGGTTTGCTGTAGACTCAATATAGTAAACACCACTAATCAAAGAGTTACTATGATTGTGCATACTCTGAGCAGAGTTAGGTCTGGACTTGTTTATCCAAGATTCATGTATCCAAAAATCTTTATATGCAAGTGTCATTACATTATCAAAGTAATCTTTAATACATTCTTCAAACCATACTTTTAAATCATCTAATCCATTACTGTCAACAATGTTTGGATTCTCTGAACTAAACTGTGTTGAGTCTGGATTACCACCACCTTGTTTAGAATAATCGAAATCATCTATATCTGGTATGATTGGTGGATTAGGGTTTTGATATATTTTTAATACTCCAGCTGGGAATATTGGTATTCCATTATCCATGTCTTAATGCCCTCCATGATGTGGGAAAATGTTGTTTAGATTCTATGTCAATTAGGTTCGCAATTTGTTGTGTTTCCCATTGTGTATCTGGTTTGCACCTTAGATTACATACTCTTGCAAATGCCATCAATGTACCAGACCAATACCACTCTGTATATAAGTTCTGTGGTAGTATCATTCTTGCCATCTCTGGTGCAATGTTTGCCTTTAACATATTCTGATATGTTGTCTTAATAAACTCTAAAGTAGAACCAAGATTATACTCAATAGTTTCATCAGAAGACCCTTGTTTCTTATCATCAGCCTTCAATCTCCATTCACTAGGAATATAGAACTCTGGTTCATCATCTACATAACGTCTACTGACTTCGTTCCACACCAAACCGACTTGGTGTTTCACAAGTTGTCTTGCAACAAAGATTGGAGCTTTGATTCTAAACTGCAATGATGCATGACCAAAAGGACTCCAATGATTGTGTTTTGCAAGATAGTTAATGAGTTTTGCATCTTTGTCAGAAAACTCATTACTCTCTTTTGCGAAAGAGACTCGAGCAGCATTAACTACACTCAAGTCTGTTCCCATGACATCAATTAGGTTGACGTTCATATTTCTTCTTCTCCACAAATGCCCTACGAGTGGGTCTATAACCTTTAGGCCACTCTGGTACACGAGTTGCAAGTTTTTTGCATCTCTCCCTTAACTCCTCGTTGGACTTAACCAACTCGGCGTTATCTGCTTCGAGTTCCTTAACTCGATTTTTGAGGTGCATATCCTCAAGAGCTTGAAATGCATTTTTCGCTTCTATCTTCATTACCATTTCTCCTATATTGGTAAGGTTGCTTGTTTTTCCAAGTAGTTTAGTTCTCTTGCATTGGCCTCTATCTTTTCTTTAAGACCTTTAGTAATTAATCGACCTACTGAATCTGGTTCGAGTTCATTCTTTTGACAGTACCATATGACAGCATCTAAATGATTTATATTCTTATCTAGTGCAACTTTCTCAACTTCTAACGAAAATGTTTTAGGTGTTTGCATTTGTTTCCTCTGAATTGTTTGATTTAATAGACTCAGTATACATCATATTTCATCAAAAGTCAACCCATTTTTAAAAATTAGGTGGTGGGATTCTGTTGCTAAGTTCCCACCGAACTCCATGAGATTACGCAGCTAGAGCGAAATCCTCGATTGCAAAATTGTCGTTTGCATTTACTTAAATGAACTATTAAGCGTTCAACCTATGATTCTACTCGTTCCTATCCCTGCCTGTCGATCCTATTTCACCCCCATAAAAAACACTCGTAATACAAGTGTTTATGGTGGAGGTGATGGGTACTGCCCCCATGTCCAGTTCAGTCTTTGGATTGTATCAACAAACCATACTATATTTATATCACATTATTCTTTCAATGTCAAGGTTAAATCCCAAATTTTTTTATTGGTTTTAATATTCCAAATTTATTGATATATTCTTTAAGTTTTTTTTCAGTAAAACAATATACGTTTGCAGGCCCACCTAAGTTTTCATTAGCAAGTTCTACAACTCTTTCTCTGTTGATATAAGCAGACTCTTGACAATGTGATAAACTAACAAACGTAGGTTTAGTAAGTATGTAGTGTTCGGCTGTTCCATCAGCGTATAGATTTATTGATATTAGTACTAAGAACCATGTCATTTTTTTCTTCCCATTCCCTAATGGTTTCTGTTAACAAGGATAAATATTCAGTCTTATTTTTGACAAATTCTTGAACAACACCATCTTCTGTTACAACTAGAATTACAACTTGATTGATTTCTATTCCAGTTCTTTCTTCAAACATCTCTGCATATGCAGACGCTTGAATATAGTAACTCTCATTCCATGCATCACTTCGTTCTTTAGTTGATGTTTTAAAATCTATAATAGACAGAACACCATTATACTCTGCGATACAGTCTACACGACCAGCTACCTTGTATTTATCAGAATAGAGTCCACACTCTTGTGAATATATGTTATTCACTTTTTGCAATACAGATTCCCTAAGTTGTTTAAAAAGAACATATGGTAGAAACTTCTGTTTATGTTTTTTCCATTGGTCTGG